CTAGCTACAACCATAGCTCAAACGTTTGGAGAGGTACTCTAATGTCAATGTCGGAAGAAGATCTTCGGGCGCTATCTGAAGCTCGTGGTCGTCAGGTAACTCGCCCTACTTCTCAGACCCTGGATCCAGGTCTTGTTAGTGAAGCTCGTGGTTTTTACGGTGATGAAACCTACATTAACGAACTTGTAGCTAATACTGGAGTTGGGTCAGGCACTTTAGAGCAAAGACAAAATGCTCTCAACACTCTTATTCAGCAAGGCAAAGATCGCAATCTTGCAGAACGTGGATCGGTAGATGCTTTTCCAGGCGCCCCTATTATTAGCGGTAATACTGGTGAAGGGGGTAACGGTGGTGGAGAAGAATTTGTTCCAGCTGCTGGAGCAAAAGCAATACTGCGCAACGTGCTAGCCAGTTATGGTTTAGAGGGTTTGTATGAATATGCGTATTCTCTTTACGCTAAGGATGAAATAGATGTTAATGACGGCGACTCTCTTATCTTTGCGTTAAAAGAACAAGAAGCATACAAGAAACGATTTGCTGCAAACGAACGACGCAAGTCTTTGGGATTCAAAGAGTTGTCGCCAGCTACTTATCTTTCTTTGGAAAAATCATACAAAGATACTTTGGCTGCCAACGGTTTACCACAGGGATTTTACGATTCACCAGATGATTTTGAAAAACTTATTGGTGGTGATGTATCTGTAGCAGAACTTAACAACCGTCTTAAAGACGCTTATACGGTAGTGCGTGATGCTTCTCCAGAAGTAAAGAACAAGATGGCAGAAATGTATGGCGTTACCGACGGAGATCTTCTTGCATACGTAATTGACCCTGATCGAGCACGTCCTCTTATGTCCCCAGATTACAAACGTCAAGCGCAAGCAGCCTTAATTGCGGAAAGCGCTCAAAGACTTTCAGCACTCAACTTGAATAAAGATGTGGCTGAACAGTTTGTACGACAAGGTGTTAGCCAAACTGAAGCCGAAACAGCTTTTGCAACAATTGGTCAGATGGGTGAACTGCGACGTGGTGGGTTTGGTGAACAACAAATTACCGATCTTCAGTTTGCTCAGGCTGCTTTAGGTACAGATGCTGAAGCTAAACGGTTGGTGGAAGAACGCAAGAAGCGTCGTATCGGTGAGGTAACTGCTAGTGGTGGTTCAGCAACTCTTGCTCAGGGTGATAGTGGTTCTTACAAATCTGGGTACGGTCAGGCAAATCTCTAATATAGATAGTCAACCCTTGACAATCATTAATTGTGATGTAAGATAGTTATATCCCATCAGGGATAACCATTGGAAATCCCCCCGATTTCAATGTGCTAATAGGGGTGAGATATGCAGCCACTTGGCCCCTCCAGCCAGGTGTGGGCGGAGGAGTGGGTCATGCAAGAACAAGACTTCTATGAAGAGGACAGCGTTCAGGAAGACCAGGCAACAAAGAATCCAGTTCGTGCAAGGATGCGTGAGTTGGAGTCAGAGGTTAAGAGCTTGCGTCAGCAAGCAGAGGAAGCTAAGTCAGCTCAACGAGAGTTGGCATTTGTGAAGGCAGGCGTAGACCTATCTTCAGGGATGTCCAAGTATTTCGTAAAGGCTTATGATGGCGAACTCACACCCGAGGCAATCCGAGTTGCAGCCGCAGAAGCAAATCTCATTAAGCCCCAAGAAACTGTGCAAGCAGCCCCGATACAGGAGAAGCAAGCATGGGATCGAGTTAGCAACGCATCACGCGTTGGAGACACAACTGAAGCGACGGTTGACTACAGCACTAGAATTGCAAACGCTAAATCCGAAAGAGAAGTAATGGAATTGTTGGCTCAAGCAAGAATGAATCAAATCAACAATTAACCAATTCTTTAAGGAGAATTAAAACATGGCAGGCGAAACAACAACCTCGTCCTTGTCTATCGACCAGGTGGCGTTTGACCGTCTTGCGTATTTCGCATTGCGTTCAGAACTTCTTTTCGATCAGGCAGCGGACGTACAACCAGTAGCACAGGCAATGCCTGGTACTGGAGTTACATTCACAATCTTCGCAGACATCGCAGCAGCGACATCTACGTTGAACGAAGTAACTGACGTAACCCCAACAGCGCTCTCGGACAGTCAGGTAACAGTTACCTTGGCTGAATACGGCAACGCAGTTGTTACAACAGCAAAACTCCGTGGCACAGCATTCTTGGATGTTGACTCGGCAGCAGCAAACATCATCGGATACAACGCTGGCGATTCAATCGACCAAGTTGTCCGTGAAGTTCTTGCCGCAGGAACCAACGTAGCTTACGCAACTGGTGGCGCATCAGCTCCATCAAGCCGTGTAACTATGGCTGTTGACGACATCTTGGTAGCAAACGACATCCGTAAGCAGGTAGCTGCTTTGCGTGGTGCAAACGTTGCAACCTTCAATGGTTCGTACATTGGCTTTATTCACCCAGACGTGTCGTACGACTTCCGTTCGAACACAGACGTAGCAGCATGGCGTACACCAGCCAACTACGTGGATCCAACTGGTATCTACAATGGCGAGATCGGCTTGTTTGAGTCGGTACGTTTCATTGAGACACCACGTGCCAAGGTATTCACTAACGCTTTCAACGGCGCAGGTGCAACTGGTACGGGAGACTCGTATGCAACTCTTATCATGGGTCGTCAGGCTCTTGCTAAGGCGTTCAGCACACAAGATGGCAATGGCGCAGTACCGAAGATCGTCCGTGGCAATGTCACAGACATCTTGATGCGTTTGCAACCACTTGGTTGGTACTGGCTCGGCGGCTATGGTCGCTTCCGCGAGGCTTCGCTTCGTCGAATCGAGTCATCGTCAAGCATTGGTGCTAACAGCGTCTAATAATTAATTAGTAGGGCCTCCCCGTCATGAAAGGCGGGGGGGCTTTGCTATACTTTTACTAACGAAAGGTTTGTATGTCAATTTCTAATTATGCTGAACTGAAAATCTTAGAGCACACCACAGGTAAAACTGCTTGGACTATGCCAACGAATGTGTATGTCAAGTTGCATCTTGGTGATCCTGGTGAGGCTGCTACTTCTAATGCTGCTGTTGAAGCAACTCGTAAAGTTTCTGCTTGGGCTACAGCGGCTTCGGGCGCTATTGCAACAAGCTCAACTATTGAGTGGACTAACGTTTCTACTACAGAAACTTATACACATTGGTCGTTGTGGGATGCGTCAACTGGTGGTAATGCTTTGTGGACTGGTGCATTGTCAGCATCGGCTGCTGTAACTGCTGGCGATACTTTCCAAATTACTACACTAACCCTGTCTCTCGATTAGTCGTAGGGGGTAAACCCTATGGCTGCTTTTCAGGGCACACTTACAAAATATTCATCACCGTATAGACCTGCAACGGGTCTATATATTGGTGCGTTAATATTTCAATTAACTGCTACTGGTTCTGGTGTTGGTACAGAGACTGCAAGTAAACTTGTAATAAGAGCAAAGTCTGGTACTGGGTCGGGAACTGGAACTGAATTAGCTTATGGTGTACGTGTAGTACTACGTACCGCTACAGGGTCTGGTGTTGGTACCGAAGTAACTGTTTCGGGACCTACTCAACTACGTATTGGTAAATTAACCGACTATTCGTTCCCATATTTAACTGGTGGTGCTTATTATGTAGGTGCACCTATAACACAAACAGCTGCTACTGGTTCTGGTCTTGGTACGGAAACCGCAATTGCGTTTACAACAAAAGCAAAACTTGGTACTGGTTCAGGAACTGGAACTGAGTCGGCTTCTGGGGTACGAATAGTATTACGTACAGCTACGGGGTCTGGTGTTGGCGCTGATAGCGCAATAACTTCTGGTTCTAACCAGTTACGTCTTACTGGGTTAACTGACTATTCGTTCCCATATTTAACTGGTGGTCGTTACTACTTAGGTCCTGCAGTATATGCAAGGACTGCTACTGGTTCTGGTGTTGGCACAGAAACAGCAACTGGATTACTTATAGTTATTCGTACTGCTACAGGTAGTGGTACAGCAGGTGAATCAACAAGCACAACCAAAGAAGTTTTGGCTCGCACCGCCACAGGATCTGGCACGGGTTCTGGTGACGCAGACCCATTTTTGTTCCTTATCAGATCAGCAACGGGTAGCGGTACTGGAACTTCTTCAACAGTATTTATTCGTGGTTTAGTAAGGAACGCTACAGGTAGTGGACTTGGTACTGAAACAGCTACAGCGATAGAACTCCTACCAAGAACAGCAACAGGGTCTGGTCTTGGCACCGAGACTGCCACCAGAATTGTTGTAGCGCTCCGTACGGCGACAGGATCAGGTGTTGGTACCGAGACAGCCAGCGGTATCGAATCGCTTCCTAGAACAGCTACAGGCTCTGGTGTGGGTTCCGTAAGTGAGAACGCTACATGGGTTAAGTCTCGTATGTTTAGGGTTCCACAAACTACAAACTTTGCTTTTGTTCAATCGTATCCAGATGTTACGTATCAAGCAAAACAAAGATTGTTTGCTCGTCTACCTAACGGGGTGCGAGTAGAAAATCTCTTTGAATTACAAGATGGTTCATATACAATTAATGATCCAAGAGACGGTACCGTAGTTAGGGTTTATCTTGGGTCGCATGTAATTCCATTAACGGATGAAGAAGTGGCAGATCTAACAGCAGCTGGATATGGAGCGTACATAACGTGAAGCATGCAGAAACCCATCCCGATTTAGATGTTGATGGTTGCTTTGGTTGTCGCATTGCGAATATTCGCATGGGCACTAATAGCACCACAACTCGTGGGAAGCAAGTAGAGCAAACAAATAAGGTAGAACGAAACTGGCAGAAAGATATGCCAGCTTATAAGCGTTTAAGGAAGGAAGGTTTGCAACCAAAACGAATTGATGGTTCAGCCGAAGTTGAAAAAAAAGCAGAACATAAATGGCAAGTCGAGACAGGGATAGGTATTAAATGAAAAGCAAATCTAAGGTAAATGCTGCTGGTAACTACACAAAACCAGCAATGCGCAAAAGATTGTTTAACAAAATTAAAGCTGGTTCTAAAGGTGGGGACCCTGGTGAATGGTCTGCACGTAAAGCACAATTGCTTGCAAGTGAATACAAAAAAGCTGGTGGGGGATACAAGTAGTGGCGCTTGCTAAATCCCAACAATCTTTAAAGAAGTGGACCCAAGAAAAATGGAGAACTTCTGACGGTAAACCTTCTAAGGGAAAGAAACGTTACCTACCTTCAGCAGCTTGGAATGCTTTAACACCCGCAGAAAAAGCAGCAACAAATAAAGCCAAAGCTGCTGGCAATGCAAAGGGCAAACAGTTTGTTAAACAACCTAAAAACATCGCAAAAAAAACAGCAAAGTACAGAGGAAAATAAATGGCTAAATCACCAGCATGGCAACGCAAAGAAGGAAAGAATCCTGCGGGCGGACTCAATGCAAAAGGTCGTGCATCATACAAAGGTGGGACATTGAAAGCACCTGTTAAAGCAGGAGACAATCCACGTCGAGCATCATTCCTCGCACGCATGGGAAACATGCCAGGACCTGAACGAGATGAAAAAGGTAGACCAACAAGACTGCTATTATCTTTACAGGCTTGGGGTGCTTCGTCTAAAGCGGATGCACGGTCTAAGGCTAAAGCAATATCCGCACGAAACAAGAACAAGAAAGGCAAGTAATGCCAAAAGTAGGAAAAAAGGAATTCGCTTACACCCCAAAAGGTATGGCGATGGCTAAGAAAGAAAAGATGAAGATGAAGATGAAAGCTAAGAAAAAGAAGTAATGACAACAGCAGCAACGGTAATTAATAAAACGTTGCGGCAACTTCTATCTGGAACGGTGGAGGCCCGCAACAAGTTGGCCTCTACCGTAAACAGTTCTGCCACTAGTATTGTTTGCACTTATGCCCTTGAGGGGTTGCGTGCTGGACAAATTTTTGAAATTGAATCTGAAGTATTTTATATTTGGGCTGTAGATGTACCTACAAAAACTCTAACCGTAGAGCGCGGGTTTAATGGAACTACTGCAGCTGCACATACTGCTGGCGCAATAGTCACGGTAAACCCTAGGTTCCCTAGAGCTCAAGTTCTTGAGGCCATCAACGATGAAGTCTTGGATCTATCGTCACCAGTTAATGGATTGTTCCAAGTTAAAACTTTTAACCAAACATACAACGGTACAGACAGAATGGTTAACTTAACATCAGCTACTGATGTCATAGATGTTCTCAATGTATCTGTTCGTTATCTTACCGACGATTACCCAGTAGCTCGCAAGGTAAAACTTGTTCGAGATCTACCAACCGATGACTTTGCTTCTTCCTTTGCTCTTAAGTTTGACCAAGCTGTATACCCTGGCAGACTTCGTGTTGTCTACAAAGCGCCATACACTTCAGTTACTACTGAAGCAACCAACCTTAATACAGATTGCGGCATACAAGAATCAGTAGAAGATATTGTTGTTGTGGGTACGCAACTTAGATTGATGGCACCACGGGAAATTAAACGCAACTTTATTGAATCACAAGGTGATACTCGTAGAGCAGAAGAAGTTGCATCAGGCGCAATTACCAACTCCGCAACAGCACTAAGACAATTACGGAGAGACAGAATCATTGCGGAGGCTGCTCGCTTAATGCGGTCATACCCAACATTCTTGACAAGGGAATGATCCGTGTCTTTAGTACTACGGTATACGGATGCCTACTATCCAGCCGTTCCTTACTTTGCAGGAAAGGAAAGTAGTTCTTTGGTTCCAGATATTTTTCCTGTTGCAATTGACTCAAGGCCATTTCTTGTAGATTCCAAATCAAATATGTTCTCGCGTGGGTTTGAACCTAGGGTTCGAGATTCGGTTGACCAATCAACGACACCTGGCGAAGCAGCAATTAACCCACAGGGTTTGTGGCGTCGCGGTGAATCATCATGGCATCTTGGTGCTGGGCAGAAGTATGCCGATACAGCAGAAGCACAAGACTATAGGTTTTACACAAGTCAAGGAATTGATCCATGGACCAAAGGTCAGATTTCATTGTTGAAGACTGTGGCTTTGTCAAAGTCAGCTACTGGCACCAACTTAAAAATTGCTACAACTGACACAGAAGTTTATTTCTTGGATGGTACAAGTCTTTACTATTCAACGAATCCGTATGCATCAAGTCCAACATGGACAGCTGTAACTGGGCTACCTACTGGCACACCACGTGACATGGTTAGCGATGGATCATCTATTTATTTAACCTATCCAGGCACAACTAATTCGTATGGATTATGGAAAGTACCTTCAAGTCACACACCAGTCAACGTTGCTTATGGTCAAGAGTTTGGCTACGTGGATTTGTCAAAAGGATTTTTTATTGTTACTGGCGGTAATAGTGCAAACCATCACAAGCTTTACTACAATCCTAAAGGCAACGTAGGAGCTGCGGACTACACACATCCACTAACTGACTGGGGTTGGTTAGGTTCATCATCTGGCCCTAACGCTATTTATTTAGCTGGCTATACAGGTAACCGTGGAGCAATTTATAAACTTACCATCACT